ATATCTTACTGCCATTTTCCAACTCCATCGATCCTTTGTTCCAGGCTATAATACCCTGTTGCATCCATTTAGGTAAGTTCTCGTATGCAGTTTGTAACCTTCCGAGAAGTTCTCTTGCGGTTGCCGCCTTGTTTGCGAGAATACCAATGTTGACACTATCGTTAAAAACTGCATAGTGCAAAAGATAAGATACCACGGTGGTAGACTTACCAGTCTGTCGTGGCATCTTACAGATATTAAATCGATTCTCATGAAATCGATTAATCAGTTTCTCTTGGAAATGATATGGATGGAATTGTGTTAAACCTTCGTCTAGCGAAACAATCTTGATATAATTGTTCGCGAAATAAACGGGATCTTCTTTACATTTGAGAAACTCAATAACCTGTTCCTCTGTAAATTCAATCGGTGTATTCGCTTTTTTTAGATTAGGATTACCAAGATATACGTCACTCATAATAAATTATCCCATGTGTGCTACCGAAGTTGCGTATATGTCAGTAACTGCCGCATCCACTTCTAAAGTATCTGTTGGTTCTTTATCGAGCATGATGGGACGATGGGGAGCAACATATACGCTACCCAGAGTAGTACCACTAACGTTCTTGACTGTAACTAGGTGAGCATTACCCCCAGCATGATTATGTTGGACAAGAACTTTTGTTCCATTATCAATATTCTTGCCGGTATTTGTAAGGACGGTTGCCTCTCCTAATAATTTTACTATATTCATATTACATGTTTGCTATAGAACCTATTACTTCCTGTTGTTTAAAGTAGAGTTTTAAATAAGACTTTGCGAACTCTCTCGCTTCAGTTAGAGTCATCTTATCAATCTCTCTAGATTGACGTTCGTACTCAAGTGCTTTGGTCAAGTTTGAAAGTTCGATGTCGTCTTGCATGATTAACTCCTTGTAGAAACAATAATTGGTTTACCTGGATCGGTGGCGCTGGGGAAGTAGTAACTCACCATTCCACCTGGGTAAATCTTTTCTACTTCGTTCTTAACTTCATCGCGGGAAGGTCTTGCCGTACCCTGGAAGAAAAGTTGCAAGCGATGGGACTTACCTCTCCATAACACTATTATAGTGTAAACATTACCATATTCCTGTATCCTTTGATAGTCTTCAGTATTCAGATACTGGACTTCTTCTTTTTTAGTCTTACTCTTGTTACCCCAATTCTTTGCACCAACTTTACGGCACTTGACTAGTGCTCCAGATGCATATGCAGAAGGCCATACAGAATAACGTGACTTGACCTTATGGTAACAAGCGTCCTTTTCTCCTTCCTGAATAGTCTCCTCATTGGTTACATAATCTGCAACTGTATCAATGTCGTCTGCAGATCTGGTAAGTTTTGCCTGAACCCATGCTTTGAGTTCGCCCTCTCCAGTTTCACCCATCTTTTTCTCAAGACGAGAAACTGCATTCTTGATAGTTGCTAATTGACGACGTGCCATTTCATATTCATGATCACCGTCACCTTCAAAGATTTCAGTTCTCCAATCGGAGTAGTTTCCTTCTGGTAATTTTTTGGGGATACCAGAACCAGGCATTAGTCTTGTATTTTTAATGTACTCTGCAGGATTTAAATCTTTAGAGTTGACTTTCTTCTGAAGTTTTTTATTGATGTCTTTTTCTGTAGCCATCTCTTCCAAGTTGCCTTCTAGACATTGACATGGATCATTACCACATACTGGACATGATTCGAGCTCTTCTTTGAACTTCTTACCTTTTTTCATTCGTTTGACATCTTTGTCAACTTTTTTATGTAATTCTCCCATTCTTTTATCAGCTTCAAGAGCGTCATCAAGAACGCCTTCACTCCTAGTTTTTTTAACACAGTTTGGATATCTCTTACCAAACATGGTCTTCATGCCTTTTTTCTCATAACCTTTCCAGCACTTTTCTCCAAGCATCTTGCTTCCGAGACCTTCAGTTGGTTTCAATGGTTCTGTTTCAATAATGTCAACTGTTTCAAATTCAAGTGCTTTGAATTCGTCTCTCCAGTTTGAAAAATCGTATGAATCGGTTACCATTTTTGCCTTTCCTTTTCTATCGGGATTTGGATCTTCTCTGCGTTTTTTAGCAGCTCTTCTATTTCTTTCGTCTTTACTCATTGCAGCGCGATCATCCGCATCACGACAGAATGGTTTGGTTTTTTGGCCTGGTTGTCTCGCACAGGGTTTACCATCATACTTACCACCCGTTTGTTTCCAACCACCACCTTTGAACCAATCACGAAGGGAATACCCCTTATCCTTTGCGGACTTACCGTCACGTTTTTCCAATATAGTATTTTCGCTCACCCCGCCACCATCTCCATTACCGTTGGAGCCTCCGTTCTTGTTTTCGCCATCTTCATGATCTTCATCTTTCATGAGTCTGCCACCACCCATGACATGATATCCCTTAGGAATTTTTTTACACTTTTTATCGGTGAAACACCAATACTTTCCTGTGGGACACTTCTTTGGTTTAGTCATACTAGGTAAGTATCTCCTCTATCTATTTAGAATCTCCATTATTTTTGAGAAATTTCTGGAGATCCGCTGTAGACCCAAAGAAAACCGCATTGTTTGTAACGTTTGTCGCTTTAGATGATTTGCCATCGTCTTTCTCGATGTCTTTTACTTTTTTCTGAAGATCAACTAATTTGTCGGCAACATCACCGACATGTTTTATAAGTTGACCCGCAACCTCAAATGCTCTAGGGGAATCTGATTCTTGTGCAAGTTCTAAGATTCCATCAACTGCTTCCTGACCTTTTTCAATCAAAGAGTAGAGATTGCCCCGAGTATATTCATAATCTTTTTTGAGTTGTTCTTGTGTGGAAGTAACGACTTCAGTTACCTCTGGTTCTTTCTTGACAATTTTTTCAGACTTAACCTCTGTGGGTGTAATATCCAAAGCATCATCTATTTCGTCGTACTTCATGCGTCCACGTCAGTTTGTTTAGTTGTGCTGTAGATCTTTCCATCATTAAAATTGAATGTAGATTCATTGAATCCAAAATCATCATCAAGATCAATTAGTTCATCATCTGCAGTATTGATTACATTTACATAATCTCCTGCTTCGTGAGTGGTAGCTGTAGTACCATTCTCACCTCTATTTACCTTGATAACATCACCAGTAATTTCTCTGATGAACATTACCTCCTCACCGATTTGAATATAAGATTTAGAAACTAACTCAGTACCATATTCGACACTAAATTCTGTGACGTTCGCTGCAATATCAGCGGTAATTTTAGTAGAACCATCAGAGTTGTAATCTTTGAGAGCTCTAGGAGTTGCGACATAACGAAGTTCTCTGGAAGCACCTCTTCTGTCTGTATTGGTATAATAATCGACCTGCACTTTCTTAATAATATTATCATTACCAGTATCTACTGGACCGAATAGATATGTTTTTGCAGTAAAGTCTAGTGTATATACAAGAGATCTTCTTGTAGTAAAATCTCCCTCATAATCATCATCCATCTGAATACTATTCAGGACCATTGGGATGTCTCTGGTCTCACCTATTTGTTCAACTAAGTTGATTGTTAGATTGAAATGAGGTTGAAAGTATGGTAATATTTGTTCCACTATCTGCAATGCATCTTCATTTAATTTTGTCATAATTGACAATCTAATATTTACATTATATGGAACAGGCATAAATGCCTTAGTAACCTTGTTATTATTCTGATCTACAACCTTAAAAGTTTGCATGGTTGAAGATTTTCTGGTTGGGTCATATGAAATACCCACCATCTCAAACGCCATTCTTGGCAAAGTTATTGCAACCTCCTTTCTAAGATTTGGAGATTGTTCAATTCTCGCCAAAAATTTCTGCATTGGTCCATATGCAATAGGGACCTTTAATTGACTAAATCCGTTTCCAGATTTATCTTTGTGTTTAATTTCAATATCATTGAATAATGTACCGAAAGCAATTACTGTCTTTCTCAGTATTTCGTGATAAAAATAAGTCCCAAACATTAGAATTCTCCAAATGGATTAACCTGACTAAAGTCAATGATTTTGTCTGCCTCTGATTCAATATCTATATTATCTGCGAATTCATCTAAGAACTCATTAGTATCGACAGTAGACACCTTATAACTTGCACCCGCTCCCACAACAGATTCTCCTCTTTGGAATGTTCCATTGACTGTAGCGAGTTTGAGAATGCGATCATCAGCATCCCACTCTCTCACATATCCAGTTGCACCAGAACGTTGTCCAGTAACCACTTCGTTGTACTCATAATCACCAAACGTATCTGCTGTTGGTAAGGTGAAAGTGATTTCTGGAGTAAAGGTATATCCTGCACCAGCATTGGAATAACGAACCTGAGATACTTGTCCATTTGCATTACGGACTACTTCTGCCTTTGCATTATTAATTTCAGAACTGACTCCAACAGAATCTGCAACAAATATTGGTTCAATGAATACTTGTGGATCTGTGGTATAACCTACACCACCACTACTAATCGCAACAACAGGGAGAACCCCTGTATTTACT